CCGGTGTCCAACTCAATAGTCCCGGCTGTCACCAGCTTTACAAAATCCCCATAGAAAATAGCAGTGCCATACGCGCTGGCAATCTTGATGTGAACAACTTTTCCCGTAAAGGAACCGCTGCTAGAACAAGTACCAACAGGTTCAGCACCATTTGGAGTCGCAGAAGTAGCCATAGTTTTCTCCTCTATGCCACGTTAAACACACAAGGCTGCACTCCGAATTAACCGAAATGTCAGCCTTTCCCAAAGGTTGTGCGCGAGCTTTTTTCCGGTCTCAACAACGGCATACGCGGATCGTTTTCCCGCAAATAATTTCTATCCACCGACTCCATCTGCTTCTTGTTTATACTTTCATGGTATTCCCTACGAGATTTTATCTTCTCTTCGGAAATCTTGCATAAAAGCAAGCCGCCCTGCTCAATATTCCCTTGAAACTGGGAATTGATATCAGATTGACCTGCAATCTCTGGATGGTCTTCCTTTTTCACGGGAATCCATCCATCCCTAAACTTCTTAGATACGTTGGTATTGTCGGCAAGACCCATAGAGCTGGTTCTAACCCACAAAAATCTCCAACCATCTTGAGGTTCAGGAGTAGGTAAAACAGAAGAAGGAATCCAAGAATCATCTTCTCGGGTAGAATCTTCGCGGGTCTCGTGAGACCAAGGATTGCGCTCGTCAGCCATTGGAAGTCTCCCTCTCTTTTAAGAGTTGGTTGGCATATTGCTCCTGCGTTAACCCAAGGCGCTTAGCGAGTGCGCGTTGAGTAGGCTGTAGCTTCACTTTGCGGGGTCTGGCTCCGTTATTCCTTGCGGAAGGAGCTACCACCGAAGAAGTATGTCTAGGCGTCGAAGCCGCGGGTTGCCTAACCCCGCTAGTATTATCCGCCCATTCATAGTCTGGAAAACGTTTCCTCATCTCTGCATTGATAAAGTTAAAATACTCGTCCGTGTTCGGGGCGATGCCTTTATCAGTAAGGGCTTCTTGATGAAGACCATAAGCTAGCCCAGTCATTGTCTTGTGATTGTCATCCTCAAACCAAGAATTATCTTTCCACCACTCCATCGCCTTAGGATTTGTCTGTGATGTCTGAGATTGCTGGTAAGCCTGCTGCTGCTGCTGCTGATGATAGTAAGCCTGCTGCTGCTGATGATAGTAAGCCTGCTGTTGTTCAGGCGTTAATGTAGCAGCCTGCTGCCTATTGTTCTGTGGAAGTTGACGCTTACGACTAGCCGCTTCATTCAGCTCCGTCTGAGCTTTAATCAACTTTTCCTGTGATTCTATAATTTTGTCGGTATCGCCCTGCTCATAAGCAGCTCTGTACTCAGCCTTAGCGCTATCTGCAAAGATCTGGGCTCGTTCCTCAATCTGACCGACTAGGGCACTTTCCCCCCTCTGTATCAGGGATTCGTACTCTTTGTTCTTAGTAGTAAGATGCTTAGCCACCTTAACGGCTTCATCCCGCATTTGCTCGGCAGCTTCTTTCTTCCTTCTCTCTTCGTGCTGTTCATAACGTAACTTATTGATACGCTTCTGAACCCTTTCGCTATACCCCTCCAGTTCCTCATCAGTAACCTCAGAATCTGGGGAGGCCTCTAAATCTCTGGAAACCTCTGCCTTTGACGGCTCATTCTCCTCAGCAGCCACTTCCTCAACTATTTCAAATTCCAGGTCAGCCTGATTACCATCAAGCTTCTTATCCTGGGATGCCTTACCGATTTGTGTGCGAATACCAAAGAATTGATCTTCTCTGGAGCTAGGTGGAGCATCAGCGGATTCTGTTACATCCGTGACGATTTCTGTTGATTCACTCATACCTTTACAATACCCCGTGGATCTTCGACCACAGCTTCAACGCTGTCATAATTGATTAAACGGAACTCCCTGCCATGCTGTAGGAATCGTGTGCCTGAATAACTTCGCATCACGATCCAGTCCCCTTCTTTGCAAAACGGCCCGGAAGGGAACCGCTTGGGGTCTGAATAAGCATCCGGCCCCGTAGAGATAACATAGCCGACAATCGAACCAACCTCTTCATTACGAAGTGTTTGCTCAGATTTAATAATTCCGCCATCCGTTGTCTCATCAGGTTCAGGCAAGGCAATAAGTATTTTGTAGCCTTTCGGATCAGGTAACTGAGTAGCTTTGCGAGCCTCCGATTCTGCGGACTCTATTTCGTCAACCGCTTCCTCGGGTATCTCGTTTTTAACAACTGCCAATGACTCTGCCATTAGTTAGTTCCTTGCACTGGATATTGGCGTCCAGAGTCGCCTGCATCGATCATACGACGTTATGATTCCTCGATTTTCTGCTTCAAATCAAGCAATTCGCGCTCCGCTGTCGCTAGCCCTTCTATGACCCCGCAACAACGAGTGTATTCACTGTGGTCTTTGCATCCACCTGTACTGATGTGGTCACTCATTTCATTCATCATGCTACGCAGCCGTTTCTGCAAAAATTCAAATGAATTTGTAGCCGATCCATTACTCACCCAGCAAGTCCTTTGCAATATCCACGCCTAACTTAGCACCTTCCACCTGCTCTTTGCTAGCAATTCTTTTAGTTTCAAGTTGTTCCCGGCTATTGTCGGAAGCAATTTTAACTCCAAGTTTCGCCTTTTCCAGGCGTTCTTTCTGCTGAATCTTCTCCCACTCAAGAGCAGACTTGCCTTCTGCCTTCTGCAAATCGGCCTGAATTCTAGCCATATCTGACTGAGCCTTGGCCATCGCCTGCTGCTGCTTAATCTGCAATTCCTGTTGCTGCATCTGGATAATGGGATCTTCAGCTTCTTCGATCTTCTTCTGCATCTCGGCTTCGCGCTTATCCTTGCCCGTTAATTGTGCGGCAGCAGGGGCCACCAACCTGGATAGGCGAAGCTCGATATCCTCTGGCAGCTTCTCTTCCGGCCCAGGCAGACTCGCACCCAATTCTTTCTCTATACTTGCGCGGTAACCGAAAGCGACGTGTTCTGAAATATGCGCGGCCATCGCTGCCTGTGCCACCTGCGCTGTAGGGCTTTGCTCCATCAGCTCCATAATCTTGGGATCCTCAACGGCAGCCATATGGGTCTGTATATGCGCCTCATGATCCTGATAAATAAACGCCTTCACAGGATCGCCATTGATGATCTTCATGTTCTCGCTGACAGGGTCAGTAATAGGAACCTCATCCTCAAGAGGCACAATCTTATCTGCGTCCCTGATTCCCAGCACATCCAGCATCTGACGGTGCAGAAGCGGCAAATCGTACATCTGAGGCGCTTGGGCAGCTAACTGAAGTGCAGCTTGATACTGCATAATCCTCTGCGCCATCGTGCCTGCGTTGGGATCGCTGACCGGGATAATATCAACCCGATCGTCAAAATCTTCTTGAGTCAATTCTCCGCCAGAAACCTCATACGGGTACTCTGAGGGGCCGAAATCACGAACGATCCCTGAAAGAATCCGCAATTCCTTCCGCATAGAAGCGTGTAAACGGGCCTGAACCGCGCTTAACACCTTCATACTGCGCTCTAAAATAGCTAAAGTGGTGCCAACCGGAGCTTCGGCGTTCATGTCGGCCGCTTTTACGTCCCCAGCAGAGGCAAAACGCCTGCCCTCTTCCACAATATCCGCTAATAGCTGATAAAGAACGTTAGACGGCTCTTTATAAGGCAAGAACGTGATGTTGTCCCTAATAGTTCCGCCAGGAACGTCCACATCACGGAACTCACCCGGCATAATGGGCGTATCGTCACCTTTTATCCGTAATCCACGAGATTTCAGCCCACCTGGGAGGTTGGAAAGTGTTCCGGCATCCACTAATTGCCGTAAAAGACTGGTCGCAGACTTCGCCAGCCCCCCAATCATGTGAATTAGGCCGAATCCATAGAATCCCAGGCCCGGAAGGTACTGATAATGGACGAAATGCTCCCGCTTCATGCGCATAGAGTCATCTTCGTACCAATTTCTGCGAATCGAGAGCACTTTTCGACTGGATTTATCGATACTGACGACATAAGGAAGCGCAATTCCCGTGGATTCGCCGTTTTCTTCGTCCTCAAAACCAACCAGATCCAGTTCCGCCTGTATTTCAAGGATGGTATGACGGTGATCAAACTCATAATTGGCCGATCCGCCGGTCAACTGGTTGTATTTGCGCTCAATATCCCCCGTATCAGGGCTTGGATCGGGTAAATCGATGTCGCTATAGAATCCAGAGACCTGCAATTTACGCACCTCATTGACAGTACGCTTCATCACATGGGTAGCTCGCTCGCAAGTAATCAAGTCGGCCGCTCCGTAGCTCACTACGAAGTCCTCAGCAGGCACGAACATCGAGCATGGACGCCCCATGTTGTGATCAAAGTAGACCTTCCTGAACGCAGAGCCTGCCAGCGGCAATGAGAACAGCATTTTCTCTGTCTCCGAGCGGTACTCGGTCATCTTTTCAGTTACCAAATAGTTAAGATAGTCCCGAACCCGCTCTGCCTGCTCGGTCTTTTCCTCGCTGATAATTCCAACAACAGAAGTCTTAACTGGGCCTGACGCGGGGAATATCTCCTGGATAGATTGAGCCTGAAATTTAATAACCGCCTCAGTCAATAGAGGATGAAAGACTCCACAAGCTCCATCCCAAGGCTCGGTGCGGTCTTCGTTTTTTAGACCAAGAAGATCCAGGCCTTTAATATAAGTCTCTTCCCAGTCAGCACGGCTGTCTCGGTCTGACTCATAGGCAGAGATTAGTTCCGAAGCAATAGAATTCAGATCTTGATCATCAATCATATCCGCCAGATTGGCATTATGATCATCAAGCCCTGTGACGCCATCGCTGGGGTCGAAATCAATAATGACGCCCCCATCAGGGGTTTCCATCGATATCGACTCTGGGTTAACGACCTCTATCTCCACTGCCGAGCCGTTATTCTTCGGCATAGATGGGTTTTGTCCCAGAGGGGGCTCTATCGCCATTATCCGTTCCTAGTGAAGTTACCGCCACGGGTTGCAGCGCCCATTCCCGTCACTTTGAGTAGACCGCCGCCAGCTTTTTTTACAGGATTCCTACGTTTTTCTAAGGCTTCAGCACGAGCTTTGGCTTCTTCTCTGCGCTTATCATAACGATCTTGAGCTTCTTGTTGGAGCCTCTCGTTACGCGCTACTCCACGATCTCTTTGATCGATACGGGCCTGCTCAAGAGCATCCGCTCTGCGCTGCTGTTCCTCGCGCCTTCTTGCATGGCCTTCTAGTTGCTCTTCTCTAGTAGGCAAAAATATACGCCTCGCCCTTTCTCTAAGCGTTGTTTCTCCGCCCTCGGCGTATTTAACCGCTGCCTTTCCGGGTTTCTTCTTGCTGCTGTCGTAATAACTTGGCATCACATTCCCCTAGTAATACGCTGCTCTTCTCTGGTACATGGGTTCTTCTTCCTCGTCGGTATCGAGTCTCAGGAACCCGCCCTGTCTGAATCGTAGTAAGGCTTGAGTGGAGCTATCGACCAGATCATCATGTTCCCCCATGGGAAAAGCCGCAAATTCCTCGATGACCCGCTCCGAGAAACGGGTCTCGGGGCACCATACTACACCTGATGCAAACAAGTCTGCCACTGCGTTAACCCGAGCCACCTTATCGTTCCCCCGTGAAGGGGTGTATTCCGACACTGGAATGCCCATAGCACGAAGTTCAAACACCAATGGGGTGCCTGCGGCTTTAGCCTCAACAATGCAGGCATCAGGCTGCCAGAAGTTATAAAACTCCATGGCCGTCTTCTTCAGTTCCGGGAACTCAAGCCGCTCTTTATAAGCATCAAGAAGGACAATATTAGGGCGCGTTGCCCCCTCATCATCGGGCTGGTAGAACACCCCCCAGGTAGTGCAGGCGGAGTAATCAGCGCGTCGAGTCTTGAGAAATGCGGTATCCCATGACTGAATAATAAACTCACATGGAGGGGGTATTTCGTTTTCCCAGACTTGCCACCATTCACGTTTAACCAGTGCGCCCTCTTCAGAGGTAGGATCTTGCTGGTACTGGGCAGACCACTTGGCCGCAGGCAGTTCGTCGCGCAGCGCAATAAGCTCTTTCTGACTCCAGAACTCAGGCCATAAAGAATTCCCAGAGGGCATGATGGCGGGGAACTCGATCACCTCCCACTCATCTGCGCCTACTCGTTTAGCGGAAGCCTTAAGAATCCTGCCGGTAAGATCTCTCAGATGCCATCGTGTCATCACGATAATGATCGCGCCTCCTGGCTGAAGCCGCTGGCGTGGGCCGGAGGTGTACCAGTCATAGGTTTTATTAAACACAACCGGATCTACGCTCTGGCCTTCCTGCTCAGAATGGGGATCATCAATAATAAGCAGGTCTGCCCCTTTTCCCGTTACAGCCCCTCCAACTCCGATAGCGAAATATTCGCCACCCTTGCTGGTATTCCAACGCCCAGCCGCTTTGGAATCAGCCCGTAACGCCAGCGACGGAAAGATCTTTTTGAAATCATCATTATTCATAAGGTTTCTCACCTTACGACCGAAACCCACAGCAAGTTCCGCGGTATGAGAGGTTTGGATAACCTTCTTATCTGGGTATTGACCGAGAAACCAGGCAGGCAATAGATAACTTGCAAACTCACTCTTAGTGAATCTGGGTGGCATATTGATAATCAAACGCTTTAGCTCACCGTTAGCTACGCGCTCAAAAGCCCTGGCCATAATCTTATGATGCTTACCTTCTATAAAGGCAGGCCAGACGAACTTAACGAAATCTAAGAAGTCATTGCGGGAGGATTCTCTGTTCTCGGACTCTTCAAGATCCTCCATCAATCCCAGGATTCTTTTTTGCTCTTCATCGGGCAAAGACTGTATCTGACGAATAATCTTTGGATCCATTCCAGCGAGCATTAACAAAACACCCCTCTAGGTATGCCTACCTAAAACATCCCACTGA